GAATAGCTGCTGGTGTTGGCCACCTTCGCACCCTGGGCCACCACTTCCTTTTCCCAGGCCGCTTTCAGCCCCGCTTCTGTGGTCGGGATGCCGGCGTCGGCAATCACTTGCTTAAAATCGACCTCGCTCATGGGCGGACCTCGATCAATCCGAATTTCAGGGTTTTAGCGGTGACCAGGTACTGGCCAGGCTCCAACTGGCTGATGCGTGCCGTCCCCGGTACCAGGCGTTCGTCCGCCTCCACCAGCAGCTCCAGTTGTTGAATACAGTCGCGTTGGCGCAGGCGATCGCGCTCGGCCACCAGCGTGACCAGCAGTCCGCTGTCGCGGATCATGTGCGCGATGTCCTGGGCAATGCAGGCGCGGTCATCGACCAGCCGCGGCTGGTGCGACGGGTCCAGTGCCAAATCGTTGTTGATGATCAACAGGTCGAGGTATTCGCTCATCCGCCCACCGCCATGGCCATCATGTTTTCCATTTCCAGCTGACTCATCGGTTTGCTGGTGTGAATGTTCACGTTCTCCACATGAGTGCCCTTGTTCTGGCTGTTGCTGTTGTTCTGAATGCTGGTCAGCAAGCCACCAGGCGGCACTGCTGACGGCCGCGCCGGGGAAAGGCTGGGGATGGCTGAGTTGATGGTCTGCTGGGCTTTCTGCGCCGCGCTGGCGGTGTCGGCGGCATGAGTCGCGGCATCGACGCCCGGGACGTCGGGCATCCCGCCAAAACGTGCCTCGATGTTCACCCCGGGGATACTGTTGATCATCTCGATCAGGCCGTTGATGGCCTTCTGAAAGACACCGACGATGCTGTCCCATGCTGCCCTGGCCATGCCCGACCAGCCGCCCATGGAGTTGAACCAACCCGACAGCGCCGCGAACTTGTCCGCGACCCATTGAAAGGCGGCGGTGTTCATCAGCGCCGACGTCCATTCGTCCCAGTAGTAGACGGCGGCGACCACCATCGCGACCAGGACGGCAATCCCCATCACAATGATGCCGATCGGGTTGGCGGTCAGCGCAGCGTTGACCAGCCAGATTGCGCCCTGCCACAGCAACATGGCGCCGCGAATGACCGCCAGTGCAGCGCTCAGGCCATAGATCACGGCCATGTAAGTCAGGATCGCCAGCTTCTGCAGGATGAAACCGGCAACGGTGCGCAGGTTGAGCAGTTGCACCACTTTCCACACCGTCACCAGTCCCAGCCAAGTGGTCCTGGCGATGCCCACCACCAGGGTCAGCAACGACATAGCGGCTACGATGCCCATGATGGTCAGCGCAGTGATGCCGATCACGCGGGTGATGTTGGGGAACAGCTGCGACCAGCGCACCAGGGCTTTGCCGATGTCGACCATCTTGGTCATGAACGGTGACAGGACCGGAATCAATACCTGGCCAAACACCACGCGCATGACCTCGACCAGGGACGCCCATTGCTGCCACGGATCCACCATGGCCTGGGCCATCTGCTCGGCCTTTTCCAGACCCCGCACTTTGCCCAGTTGGTCGATACCGTTGCGCAAGCGCTCGCTGTCTTTGGCCAGCGCGCCGATCACCTGGGCGCCTTCGCCGCCGAAAGCCTCCATCAGTTTGGCCCCGGCCGACGCGCTGGTCAGATCGCCGAACTTGCCCTGCAGCTTGTCCAGGATGCTCATGATCGGCAGGATCTTGCCCTGCTGGTCGGTGAACTTCAGTCCCAGCTTGTCCGACGCCGCGCCGATGTTTTCGAAAAATGCCTTATAACGTCCGCCGGCATCACCGCCTTCCATGGTGCTACTCAGCGTGCCGATCACAGCCATCTGTTCGGCCAGGTCGACACCCGCCGTCGTAGCGATCGCGCCGGCTTCCTTGAAGGCGTCTTTCATGGCCGCACCACTGGTGCGAAACAGCTGCACCGCCAACGCTGTCTGGCCACCGAGCCTTTCGACCCACTCGCCTTTGCCCATGGCGTCAGCTTGGGATTTTTGCAGGTTGTAGAGCGTGCCGACGTATTCGCCCATGGTGGCGGCATCGGTCTTGGTGGCCTTGGCCAGCAGGTTGCTGGTGTTGGTAAACGTAGCCAGCTGGCTGCCGGCCAGGCCCTTGATGGCGCCATCAATCTGGTACGCCGACGCGACAAACTCCCGGGCGTTTTCGCCGTAACTCACGGCAAATTCCAACGACTTGCTGTTGAGTGCACTCAACGCGTCCTCGGCCACGCCCAGCGATCGCACATCGCCCAGCGCACGGTTGACCTCCAACGCCGGCGCCATGGATTGCTGGATACCGATAACGGCTGCAGTGAGCCCGCCCAAGCCCAGGCCCATCGTTTTGATGTGCTTTTCGCTCTGATCGGCAAGCTCGGAAAAGCCCATTTTCACCTTGCCCAAGGGCGCGGTGACCTTGTCTTGCAAGCTCAGAATGAAAGCCAGGCTGGCGCTACGGTCTGCCAAAATCGTTACCCGTTCAGCGCAAGGGCGATGCCATTAGCCACGGCAAATTCCATGCGTCTCCAGTATTCATCTTCCAGCCACTTGGCCGTGCCCATCGTTTCCGGTGTGGGCTCGGCTCCAGGCAGCCAGCGGTTCGTCAGGGCCATCAACTGACCCAAGCCGTTTTCGGTCAGGCGCTCAGCGTGGTCGAGCGCTTTTTTACGATCACCTCAACGTTCGGTGCGTACTCTTCCAGCAGCGTGCCGGCGAGCTGCATCACCATCACTGGATTACCCAGCAACGGTTTAAGCGTGGCGCGCTGTTCCTGCTTGACGGTGGTCATCAACAGGTTGTTGCCCGGGGCGACTTTGTTGGTCTGGGTCAACGCGTTGAAGTATTTGGTGACGTCCTGCGGAGTCAGGTTGAAAGTGAATTCCTGTTCACCGACTTCCAGGGTGATTTCCGGATTTTGCTCGTTCATGCGGTGGCTCTCTTGTTGAGGTTTTTAAAGTAGGTGTCGAGGTGGTTTTCCAGCCGGTCTTCCAGGCGGGTGAATCCCGCGCTCGCCGGCATCATCCCCGAAAACAGCGCCGGCTTTGGCGATATCGAAAAGATCGATCGCGTGTACACCAACAACGAGATTCGCCCGATCTGCCAACTGTTCAACCAGTTGAATGACACATTGCGCAAAGACAGGCGATTCAGCTGGAAAAACAAAGAAAAAGAAGTTGATTCCACTACATCTAGTACCTAGCTAAGAGATTGCCACTACATATTATGGCAAACTGGTGGCGATTGGCTGCCCTGGGGAGGGACACAATGCGAGTTGAATGCAAGTGCGGACACAAAGGGCGGATCGCTTCCAGAGAGAAGCTGTCAACGGATTTCGCAAAGCTTTATTGCCAGTGTCTGGACGCAAAGTGCGGGCACACATGGGTGGCGAATTTGACATTTTCACATACGGTGAGCCCGTCAGCTCAGTCATTCGAAAGGATGTTGTTCGACCATTTGCGGGACTTGCCCAGAGCGAAACAGCGGGAACTGTTTGAACAGCTTGGATCGCAGGCGGTGGCGTGAGGCTCAAAGCGCCGACTCGAATGTGTCGGCGACAGATTACGTGGAACGGGCTATCCAGTGACCAGCAAATTAACTCCCGACTGGTTCCTTGGGATTGGTGGCTAGGACTTGGGACATGCGTCGTAGTTGAAGTTGCTCTTGCTCATTCAATAGACGGTAAAGACGTATGAGGCGACGTTCAATTTTGGACAAGTCCAACCATTCGAATTCAGCGTTTTCAGCGCTGATACGTTCATTTTTCGTACGATCCAACATGCGAACTACTCCTTAAAGTGCATTGCTGAATCGACGTTATCGGGGCGGGAAACGGCTTTAGAACGGGGGGCATACCAATGTATAACTTGATTCGTTACAGGCTAATTTCGATGGCGCGCAGCGTCATCGGCCATGGCTTGCAGAAAACGACGTATGGCTTCTTGATCGAATGGTTTGATGCTTCTGTATTGCGCAATCAACTCCTCTTCTTCTGGAGTAAACATTTGTCCGAGCGGAGTAGAACGCCGCCCCGTCAGAACAAACGCCGCATCTACGCCACGCTCTTCAAGCGCCGCCACATAGCGAAGGTCGAGCGAACTCGCTCCCAATTCGTAGTTTTTTTGAGTCCCCCGACTTACCCCAAGAAGCACACCAAACTCGGTTTGACTTAATCCCAAGCGCTCGCGCTCTTCCCTCAGGCGTTCACCTACTTGATCCGCTATGAGCATTTTTTTATTCACCACCATTGACTTGATCAATTTTTTGACCAAGAATCACCACAGACAAACGCAAACAACCACAACTGAACAGAGTGCCCACTATGCCCGCCACTGTTACGCCCGAGCAAGCCCGAGCGGATCTGGATCGCAGAGGAATAAGCATTGCGGAATTCAGCCGTAAGCACGATCTGAACAAAAATTTAGTCAGCGACCTATTCAACGGTCGGATCAAAGGTCGCCGGGGGGAGGCACATCGCGCCGCCGTGTTGCTCGGTATCAAAGACGGCGTGATTGAAGAGTAATGGCACTGAACCACAGGAAAAAACAGAACATGAACAGTTCAGTTCTAAAGACTCGGCGTCAGGTAGTCAGCGCAATAATCTGCGCCTATCCAGGCGGACGCGAATGCGCAGCAGCTCGCATAGGCCTGTCGCTCAAGAAGTTTGACAACCATGCCTACGAAAATAACAACAGCCGCCCGCTAACTGATGCTCAGATCTATCAACTCGAGTGCGAGGCCGGCACGACTCATCTACCCGAATACATCGCTTCGATGTACGGCGGCATGTTTGTTCCTGTAGCCGAACCAGACTCGCTGGACAACGTCGAGATGTACGCTCGCTGCGTCCAGGCTGCTGCTAAAAAGGGCACCGTTGACCACCTCATTGCCGAAGCGTTGAAAGACGGAATCATCAATGAGGCCGAGGCCGAAGCGATCCTGCAAGCCGACACCCTCCATCTGGCGGCAAGACACGCCGAAGTCCTGGCTGTCATCCAGCTGCACGCATCGAAGTCGGGGAAATCCAAATGACCAACCTGCCTGCAGTACAGGAATATCAGGACATGCTCAAAGCCGCCGCGCTCGGGTTCCTGGAGCGTCACCAGTGCGAACACCTAGGCGACGATCAACAGCTATTCGACCGCGCCGTTCAACACCTGGTCAGTGACTATGACGTGTTGACTCAAACCGCCGAAAAGCTGGTGCATTTGGCCTGCAGCGAAATGTCCGCCGTCCGCGATCGGCAGCGCCTGGACATCGTGAGCAGCACCTCGACGCATACCGTGATCATCGACCCTGCCACGGGTAACGCGTGGGCCGTCCCAGTAAGTCTTATCTACGAACGAATTCTCAACGCACCGGACAACGGTCGTTTCCGCGTAGCCGCACCGTAATTCCCAACCCATAACCCACCCTGTCCCACCTCTGTGGGTTTGGGTGAGCTGCGCCCGAAATTGAGGTTTGACGATGGAAAACGCCATGAACATCAACGCAAAACTGACGCCCGATCAGGCTCAAGCGCTCTTGGCCAACCTGCGCGAGCAATACCGCCTCAGCCTCAATGACCTTTGGTACGCAGACCAATACCGCCTGATTCCCGATGGCCTGCGCCACGGATCGATCCTTGCCAATAGCCCGGTGATGGCCGCTCAGAAACACCTGATCGGCGCCCTCACCCAAAGCCTCGGCCTCAGCCTTAAAGCAGCGAAATAATCATGAGAGACGATCTGCGTCACGATGTCCTGCAACGACTCCAGTCCGACTACGGATTAAAACACCGTACCGGTACGGACTACATGCGCGGTGGCACCTGCCCCAAATGCAGGAAGAAAGAGCTGTACTCAAGATTCGATACGCCCTGGATGATCATCTGCGGTCGACCGGAAAAGTGCGGCCACACGCTGCATGTAAAAGAACTCTACGACGATCTGTTTGAAGACTGGAGCAAGCGCGCTCCGGCAACCGATCAACACCCTACCGCGACAGCACGCGCCTACCTGGAGTTTGCCCGGGGCTTTCGCCTTGAGTTGATTCAGGGGTGGTTCACTCAGGAAACGTTTTACTCGGCCGAGTTTAATGCCGGCAGCGCCACCGTGCGCTTCGGCCTGGAAAAGGGCGGCTGGTGGGAACGCCTGATCGATCAGCCACACCGCTTCGGAAAAATGAAGGCCCGGTTTAAACCAGGTGAAAGCTATCGCGGCGTGTGGTGGTGCCCTCCTTGTGTAGATCTGCTCGAGGTCAAAGAAATCTGGATTGTGGAAGGCATCTTTGACGCAATCGCGCTGGTGCACAACGATCGCGCTGCCGTGTCAGCCATGTCCTCCAATGCGTACCCCGAGGAATCGTTGCGGGCACTTGCCCGCAGTCGAGAAGGCAATCTACCGAAGCTGGTCTGGGCCCTTGATAACGAGCCCGGCGCCCATGTGTACACCAAACGCTGGGTGCGCCAGGCGCGTGCCTTGGGCTTCGTCTGCGAAGCCGCGCAGATCCCGCTGCGTGACGGCCGCAAGACTGACTGGAACGACCTGCACCAACGCTGGGGATTCATCGACGACCAAAGCCAGCGAGCGGATCAGATCGCTGCGGACATCAAACAAGCACGTCACCAGGGCGCATTGCTGCTGGCCGAGAGCGCAGCCGAAAAAGCGCTGCTGATGTACGACTGGAACAAGCGCGGTGAATTTCATCTGGGCTTCGGCAGCCGTCTCTATTGGTTCAAGCTGGACATGGAGAAATTCAACCGGGCGATGCAGGACATCGAGGACAGTGAGAATCACGACGACCAACTGCTCAACCAGTCGCAACAGCGAGAGAAAGCCCTGCAGCAGTCCGGTAGCGTTGTAGAGATCGCCAACTGCTATCCGCAAGCGCTGTATTTTCAACGCAATGAAGTCACCGACGAGTCCTGGTATTACCTGCGCGTCGACTTCCCGCACGACTCCGAGAGTGTGAAAAACACCTTCACCAGCGGCCAGCTGTCGGCCGCAAGTGAATTCAAAAAACGGCTGTTGGGAATGGCGGCGGGTGCCATGTTTACTGGCAGCGGCCAGCAGCTGGACAAACTCATGAAGGATCAACTGTTCGGCATCAAAACCGTGTCGACGATCGACTACGTGGGCTATAGCAAGGAGTACGCGTGCTACGTCTACGGTGACATCGCGATCAAGGATGGCGTTACCTACAAGGTCAACAGCGAAGACTATTTCGAGTTCGGCAAGCTACGCTTGAAAACGCTGCAAAAAGGTGTGCCGATCAAGCTGCAGCGCGAAGCCAAGGGTTTCGACGAAAAGTGGGTGCAGTTGCTGTGGACCTGCTTCGGCGCCCAGGGCTTTGTCGCCCTGGTGTTCTTCTTCGGATCGCTATTCTGCGAACAGATCCGCACCCGCTACCAGTCCTTCCCCTTCCTGGAAGCCACCGGTGAAGCTGGCGCGGGCAAAACCACACTGTTGAACCTGCTGTGGAAGCTCCTTGGCCGTGAAGGTTATGAAGGCTTCGACCCGATGAAGTCCACCAAGGCTGGACGCTCTCGCCTGATGGGTCAGGTCTCTGGCATGCCGGTCGTTTTCCTGGAAGCCGATCGCCACGGCGATGACCGGGCTCACGCTAAAACCTTTGAATGGGATGAACTGAAAGACTTCTACGGTGGCGGCACCCTCGCCACAAAGGGCGTCAAGACGGCCGGTAACGAAACGTACGAGCCGCCCTTCAGGGGAACGATTGCGATCAGCCAGAACGCCGCCGTAGTCGCGCATGAAGCGATCATGACGCGCATCGTAAAACTGCACTTTGTGCGCCCGATCGTTACGCCGGAAAGCCGCGCTGCAGCGGATCAACTCAATGCTTTAGAGGGCGGCACCCTCAGCCACTTCCTGTTGCGTGCTGTGGGCAAAGAGTCCGCGGTGCTCGAGCTGTTCGCCCAGCGTATGCCCGAACACGAAGCAAAGCTGCGCCGTTTACACACCCATTGTTTCGCCTGCAGCACCGCCTACGCCAGCGACCAGGGCAACTGCGGCAGTTGTGGCTACGACCTGCGCGGCTATATCCGTGTCGAGCGCATCAGCAAGAATCACGCACAACTGCTGTCGCTGCTGGACGGCCTGCGCCTGGTCCTAAAACTGAGCGATCCGCAGATCGCCGCCACCCAGCGCCAGATCGTGCGAATGGCCATCGAGCGCCAGGCCTCGATCAGTTCCGACCATGCAGCCGTGGCCGAGTTTTGGGAGGTCTACGACTATCTCGAATCCTTAAGCGAAGACCCGGTGGTTAACCACAGCAGCGACCCTACCGTGATCGCGATCAACCTCAACGAATTCTGCGAGCGCGCCGCCGAACACAAACAGAAGCTGGCCGACGTGGCCACCTTGCGCGACCTGCTCAAAGAGTCCCGGTCCCGCAAGTTTCTGGACAGCAACAAGGCCGTGCACAGCGCCGTGCGTGCCGCCTTCAACAACCGCAATCCCTGTTCACAACCCCGGCCGACCACCGTCAAGTGCTGGATATTCAAGGCGTAAAGGAGAGCAAGACCGATGCAAATCCAAGTGTTTATGGGCAGTGCCGGCGACGGCAAAACCAGCAAGCTGGAGTCAGTGCTAGACCGTCTGGACTTCGCAGGGCAAAGCGCGCCGATCGTCCAGGCCGGTGCTTATGGAGAGGATGGCTTGCTGGAGATCTTGGAGGTCCGGGCAGCCGGTGGCCAGCGAGAAATCTTGGTGGACGACTGCAGCAGGCAACAGATTTTGAGGGTGTTGGAATGGCAATCATGTGTGGAGCATGAGCCGGATTTTGAAGGCCTGGTGATCCACCTGGCCCGCAAGGACTGACCTAAAAAAAACAGTGCCGAGGAGTTGCAGCTCCTCGACACCTCACCACCCCCGAGGGCTATACCATGCAAGCACAGAACCTAAGCAGCAGCGGCGCGAAGGCTACCACACCGGCACGGCACCTGGTGGCCACCGCGATTATCGGCGCGGCCGTCATTGGCTACCTGGTGCACAAGACCCCTGAATCACGCACCCGTCTCGAAAGCCTCATTCAGATGGCCAGCACGCTGGGCGAGCTGAGCGAAACGGATGCGGCCGTAGTCGCCCAACTGCTCGCCAATCCCGCCACCCGGGGCAGGGTACGCCATGTCTAACAGTCCTGAAGAAACACCAGTGCGGCGCTTTCCCTGGAATATTGATCACACCAGCGTGTGCGATCAGTGCGGCAAGTGGCGCGTCCAGGGCAACCACCGGGCATGCAGCCGGCGCCGCCAGCTGCAGAATAGCCATCTGCGCTACCCCAAGCCCAAGCCTTAAGCGGCGTCCACCAGAAGACGCGCTTCCAGATACTTGGCCCGGAAACGGGCCTTTTTGTTTCCGATCGTCAGACTGTCGATACATGAGTACAGCGTTAGGGGTTTACATGAGTGGGGTCGAAGCTCGCGGAAAGTCCGTGAGAATCTATTTTCAACACAACGGGGAAAAGTGCCGGGAAACACTCCCGGGAGGCAACACAGCGGCCAGCGTGGCCCAGGCCAAGCGCCTGGTCGATATCATCGAATACGAGATCCAGAGCGGCACCTTTGACTACGCCCGGCATTTCCCCAACTCGGCCAAGCTGGTCGAAAACACCTTCGGTCATTACCTGGACCTGTGGTTGAAGATCAAGGTCAACAGCGTCGCGGCCTCGAGCTATCGAGGCTACTCCAACAAGGCCGAGTTTCATGTACGGCCGCGCTGGGGCAAGGTGCAGATCAACCAGATCGATCACTTGGACCTGCAGGAGTGGATCCAGGGCACCCTGTCGAAAACCCTCAAGAACAAGACCATCCGCGACATCATCAGCAACGTGCGGCAGGTGTTCCGACTGTATCGCACCCGGATGAAAGTGGCGCACGACCCCACCG